CAACAACTTGGTGGATTATTTTCATTGTTAACTACACAATTTTTAAAACCATATTTGTCCAGGATACTTTTAGTTCTTACTAGATCAGGACAAATTCCTGACTTACCAAAAGATTTAGTACAGCCACAGATTGTAGCTGGTATTAATGCACTTGGAAGAGGATCAGATGCACAGCAACTAACTACTTTTATGGGAACAATTGCACAAACAGTTGGACCAGAAGCGTTGATGAAATATATAAATCCACAGGAAGCTATTAAAAGACTTGCAGCTGCACAAGGTATTGATGTTCTTAATCTTGTTAAGACTCCAGAGCAGATGCAATCAGAGAAACAAGAACAGATGGAAATGATGACTAATAAATCACTTGTTGATCAAGCTGGTCAACTTGCTGGAACACCAGTTTTAGATCCATCGAAAAACCCTGATGCTATGGACACAATTAACCAGGTAACACAGGGAGCACTTTCACCCCAAGAATAAATTATGGCAGAAACATTAACTATAGATAACACTGTAGATAATACAGTTCTCACAGAAGAGGAACAAGATTCACTACAAGTTGGCGAAGCATTAGTTGAGGAACAAGATCAACTTTTAGCTGGTAAATATGAAAATGCCCAGGAATTAGAAAAGGCATACATAGAGCTACAAAAAAAACTTGGAGAATCTGATGAGGAAGAAGTAGAAGAAGGCGAAGCAGAATATGAAGAGGAGTCAGAAGAAACAGAAGAAGTTGAACTTTCAGATAATGCAGAACTTATAGCAGAGGCAAGTGCAGAGTTTGAAGATGATGGACAACTGAGTGAAGAAACACTTGCTAAGTTTCAAGGAATGTCATCTACAGATTTAGTAAATGCATATGTAGAAATGTCTGAGTTTGTAGGAGAAGATGGTGAAGTGGAAGCTGCACCTGATTTATCTGATACAGATATTAATACAGTTAAGAATGTCGTAGGTGGTGAACAGGCTTACGAAAATATTATGACCTGGAGTCAGAATAATTTACCAGAGTCAAAGATAAATGCTTTCGATGAATTAGTTGAATCAGGAAGTGTAGAAGCAATTTCATTAGCAGTAGAAGGTTTAAAAGCTAGATACGAAATGGCTAATGGTTATGAGGGAGAACTAGTAACAGGTCGAGCACCTGTACAACAAAGCGATGGATTCAGAAGTCAAGCTGAATTAGTAGCTGCTATGTCTGACCCAAGATACGATAACGACCCAGCATATCGCAATGACGTTATTGACAAACTTGATAGATCAAATGTGGAATTTTAATTATGTCACCAATGGGACCAGGAACTTACGGAAATCGGAAAGGTAGACCACCATTACCACGTAAAGCACCGAAGCCACCAATGAGGCCAGCACCTCCAAAAATATCAGCGACTGGAATGACTCCAGAAATGAAAAGAAAGCTAAAGGAAGCTTTAAAAAAAACTGCAAATACAGCTGCAAAAGCAGCTAAGAAAGCAACAAAAAAAATGGGTACAAAAACACCCGCAAAAAAAAGAAAACAAAAATATAACCCTTATGGTCCAGGAACTATGAATCCTACAAAAGCTTCATATGGCACAGGACCATGACAAAACATTTGAGATTAAAACAAATTTATCCATCAACAAAAAAAGTGAAAGTAATGAATTATTGGGAATATGCAGAAAAACTTAATGGCCGTCTTGCCATGCTTGGCATTATTGCTGCCATCGGTGCTTATGCAACAACAGGTCAAATCATCCCAGGAGTCTTCTAATTGGTCTATGTCTTGCGGTGAATTTTTTAGAGTTAAATTTGAAGTTTTGACTAATGAAAAATTACCCAGGGCTGCACAATTAAGACTCGTTAAATTCTTTGAAACAAAAGTAAAAGAAGATTGTAGTAAACAAATTTTAAGTTAATGCCTTATTCAAAATATTCTCCTAAACAAAAAGGATTAGCAGCATTGTCTGGTAATAAAAAAAAGATAGACAAAGGAGATCTAAAAGTTCTTAGATCATTAAAGACGAAGACAAATGGCAAAAAACGTAAGCCTAAAAATAGGTAAACATAAATCTAGAACTGGTGGCCTTACAGCTGCTGGTCGAAAAAAATATAACAAAGCTACTGGATCAAACCTTAAGGCTCCACAGCCTGGAGGAGGTCCAAGAAAAAGATCTTTTTGTGCAAGATTCAAAGGCATGAAAGGTCCTATGAAAAAACCAAACGGCAAGCCTACTCGTAAGGCTTTAGCTCTTAGAAAATGGAAATGTTAAATGGCACACAAAGGTAAAGGATCTTGCGGATCTAAAAAAGGAAAAAAAGGAGGAAAGAAGTATGGCCGCTAAACGTGGACTCTATGCAAACATTCATGCAAAAAGAAAAAGAATAGCAGCGGGATCTAAAGAAAAGATGCGTAAGCCTGGATCTAAAGGAGCACCTACAGCTGCAAACTTTAGACGTTCAGCATTGACTGCAAAAAAACCTAGAGGTAAAAAATAATGTCAGGCGATCTTTTCGATGAACTTATGGGTTCTATTGTCTTCACACCTGATGAAGAATTTATAAAGAAGCTAAATAAAAATAGCGAAAAAATTGAAAAGGAAGTTCCTATATACAAAGAACCAGAAGGGGAACCTTCATTCTAATTATCACCGTCCGTTCATCCTTCGGGACGCATGACGACTAAGCGTGGAACGGAGCTTAGTTTATGGAGATAACAATGAAAGTTACTTTCGTATATCGTGGTGTTGCTTACACAAGAATAATCGGTTAAGCGATCCGGGAGGTGCAAGTCCTCCCTATTCAATTTGGCTTTTAGCCCTTCGAGGAGGATACCTATTAGCCGTCATGACGGTAGGAATAGACTACTAACCAGGAGTCTCAGGTTAGACTAAATGAGATTCAAACAATTCTAGATCTAGAGACAGCAATATATACCTTTACTTTTAGGAAAGAAAAATGGCACAACAGAGTACAGCCCATCAGGCTTCTGTTACTATGCCTAGTGCTAGTAATAGCACAGGTGATAGAAGAGCCCTACTGCTAAAATTAGCAACTGGGGAAATGTTTAAAGGTTTCCAGCATGAAACAATTGCTAGAGATCTTGTAATGAAGAGAACTCTTAAAAATGGTAAGAGTCTACAGTTTATCTACACAGGTAGAACAAAGGCAGAATTTCACGTTCCAGGAAATAGCATCTTAGGAAACAGTGATGGAGCACCTCCTGTAGCAGAAAAAACTATAACTGTTGACGACCTATTAATCAGTTCGGCATTTTTATATGAGCTAGACGAAACATTGGCTTAACAAAATGGGTCAATCAAAATTGGAAGAATTGCTGGAACCCTTTAAAATGGCAATCAGCAGCCGAGCCTCTTACGCTTAAGAGGAAGGTTCAGAGACTAGGTGGTTTGGGAAGCGTCCCATGTAATACACCATTAGCATCCAACATCGAAAGATGAAGATATAGTCCAAACTTATAGGAAACTATGAGGTAAGCATTTTGAATTGAGAGGAGAAATAACAAAAAAAATCTCGTATGCTTTAGCAGAAAAATATGATCGCCTTGTTTTCAGAGCGATTGCTAGAGGTGCAAGATCAGCTTCTCCAATTACTAAAACTGGTTTTGTAGAGCCAGGTGGTACACAGATCAGAGTTGGAACAACAACTAATGATTCCGATGCATATGATGCACAGAACTTAATAAACGCTTTTTATGATTCCGCCAGTGCGTTAGATGAAAAAGGTGTGAGTTCACAGGGACGTAGTGCTGTTCTTAACCCTCGTCAGTACTATCAGTTAATCCAAGCAATTGGTTCAACTGGACTAGTTAACAGAGATGCACAAGGTACAGCTTTACAGTCTGGCCAGGGTGTAATCGAAATCGCTGGAATCAAAATATACAAGAGCATGAATATACCCTTCTTGGGCAAACATGGTGTTGCATATGGCGGTACAACAGGCGAAACTTCACCTACAAAAATGGGTGATCAAATTGGTACAGCATTAGATAATGCAAGTGGTGCAACTACTGGTATCAATAATGACTATGGTACAGCAAGTGAATTTGGAAGCAAATCATGTGGTTTGATATTTCAAAAAGAGGCTGCCGGAATCGTTGAAACAATAGGACCCTCAGTCCAGGTAACATCAGGCGATGTGTCTGTAAGTTAAATTGCAGCTTTAGTTAGTAATAACTATCGAATAATCGGATGAATTGCTGGAAGCCTAAGTCGAAAGATAAGGTAATCAGCAGCCAAGCCCTTCACGCTTGAAGGGAAGGTTCAGAGACTAAATGGTATGGATAGCGTTCCATGTAATACATTATTAGCGTCCGACTTCCTAATAGGAAGATGATATAGTCCGTGCCATATTGAAAAATATGGAGTACACGAGTTTACCAGGGTGACGTAATCCTTGGAAGAATGGCAATGGGCTGTGATTACTTAAATCCAGCAGCTGCTGTTGAACTATATGTTGGTGCATCTGCTCCTTCTGCGTTCTAAATTTTTATACACATGGGGGCTTCGGCTCCCTTTTTTTTTATCGAGATATGACAAATACTCCTTCTACAATTGATACCGAGACAGAACTCTCCGCAGTAAATTCAATCCTGGGGAGTATAGGACAATCTCCTATCACATCATTAGATTTTACCAATCCAGAAATTTCATTTATTTTTAATTTATTAAAAGAATCAAACGTAGATGTACAGAATGAAGGATGGGTATATAACAGAGAAGAACATATAGAATTTCAACCTGATGCAAATACAGGTTACATAACTGTTCCAGTAGATATTTTAAGAATAGATATTACTAATGGATACCAGGATAGATTCTTTGATTTAGTAAAAAGAAACGGAAGACTGTATGACAAGATCATGCATACAGATGTTTTCACTGCATCAATTTACTGTGATGTAGTAAGACTATTTCCTTTCGAGGATCTACCTTCAGTATTTAAAAGATATATCACATACAAAGCAGCTGGTAGAGCAGCTACACAACTGATAGCTAATTCAGATTTATTTAAATTATTAGCACAACAAGAGGCATCCGCTCGTGCATCATGCATGGAGTATGAATGCAATCAAGGGCAACATACAATCTTTGGTTTCCCCGACCAAACATTTGTTACTACATATCAACCATTTAGAGCTTTAAATAGATGACAGGTGTATCGCAAACAGTATCAAACTTCTATGGCGGCATCTCCCAACAGCCAGATTATACGAAGTCCCCAGGGCAAGTTAATGACATTGTTAATGCAATACCTGACTTAACATACGGATTATTTAAACGTCCAGGAAGTAAAAGAATAGACGCACTACCTAACGTGCAATCAGGAGGTTCCTGGTTTCATTATTATCGTGATGAAACAGAAGGATCTTATGTAGGTCAGGTAGCTAGTAATGGAACCGTAAGAGTTTGGAGATGCTCTGACGGTGATGAAATGAATGTTGTATATTCAACATCATTAGGTGGAACTGAAACAAACTTAAAATCATATTTAACTACAGCTGATCCAGAAGAATTACATTTCCTTACTATTAACGA